TTTTTTTGTTATGGTTCTTTGAAAGTTCATTGACAAGTTAAAAAATCAGAGGTGATGTAAATGGAACTACCAATGTATGCTGTTATAGCAGTAGACCTTGATGGGACACTCTGCTATGGTCCTGAAAAGGACCCTGAACCGATTATTGAAAACATTGAAGTAGTAAAACGACTTTATCGTGCTGGCTACCAGATAGTGATATACACATCAAGACATCCTTCCCACAGGAAGGAAACTGAGCATTGGCTACAGAACAATGATGTTTGGTATAACACTCTCATTATGGGAGACAGAAAGATAGAGTTTGACCTGTTAATTGATGACAAAGCAATTAACGCAAACTACTTCTTTAGAAATTGGAGGAAGTTGATATGAGAAAACTTGTTTGTCCGATCTGTAAGGAACTAAAATGGTGCAACAGGCATCACAAGTTCCCTCGGGCGGTATGGGGATACGATGAAAGCAACAACAAAGTTATTTATCTATGTCCTGACTGCCACAGAATGGTTCACGAGCAGATAAGAGAAAAGGAGAACGAAATACTTCAGATGTTTCCTGAACTCTACATCAGGACATTAGAGAAAGCAATTGAGGAAGGTGTAAAGAATGGCAAAAAAAGAAGGTAAACAAACTACTTTCATTTGGTGGGATGGAAAACAAAAACCACTTTCTGATTTTTATAAAGAACTTGGCATTGAACAGCCAGAAAAGACCGCTCACAAAGAGCCGTCTACAAACAGGGTAGAATAACTCTGCCCTGTCTTTTTTTTGACAAAGAAAATAGATGACATTTGAAAAACACTTGACAAAAAATAATAGGGGGTGTATAATGAAAATATAATTATAATCGTTGCAGATAATGAAAAGGGTATGACTACTTGCAACGAGGTTATACCCTTTTCCTTACCTCAATAAAAAATATGGAAAATGAAAAACAGCCCAGAGAATTTTTAGGAGTATGGATACCAAGAGAAATCTATCTTGCGGAAGATTTAAGTTGGACAGAAAAAATTCTATTAGTAGAAATTACCTCTTTAGATACTGATAAGAAGGGATGTTATGCTTCTAATGAATACTTTGCTAATTTCTTAGGAATTAAGAAAAAAAATTCAATATCCCGAATGATTAAAAAACTTAAAGAAAAGGACTTGATTTGGGAAGAAAAGTTTGATGGAAGACATAGAATCTTACATAGTAATGCGAAGGCAGAGTTNGCCAAAAAGCTAATGCAGAGTTCGCCAAAAAGCGAAGGCAGAGTTCGCCAAAAAGCTAACCATATTAATATAGATAATAATATAGATAATAATATAAATAATATAACTTGCGAGGATAAACCTCGCAATGATGTTCAAGAGCTTTTAAGATTATTTTATGAGAACCTAAATCCTAACATAAAGTTTCAAAATAAAACATTAAGAGCAGATGCCGAGTTTTTAGTAAATCATTATCCTTTAGATAAACTGGAAATGATGATTTTATACATTAAAGAACATCAGGGAGAGCAATACTTCCCAACGATAACAACGCCAACTCAATTAAGAGAGAAAATGGCGTCAATAATAAATCATAGAAATAGAGAAATTAAAGGAAGTAAAATTATAAAAATATGAATCAAGAAATAACAAAAAAGAATAAATGTCTTTTAACAAGGGAGGGGATTGAAATATGGATTGATGATATTCAAGCAGAAAAAATATCACAACTGATTTTAACTGCCAAAGAAAACAAACTAATAGAAGTTGACGGCGAAACAATATCAGTCAATTCAATCTCCGGAATATACTCTGCTCAAAAAATAGAAGATTTAAGAAGAAAAAAACAAGGACAATGGCAATGCGAGTATTGTAAAAGATGGCATCCAAGAGACGAGCAATGCGGGTGTGATGGTGGTAGATACTAAAAACACTTGACAAAAAATAATAATAAGAGTAAAATGGAAATATATGCTAAACAATAAAANAATACCAATTATACAAGAACTCCTTGATAAGGGAAACAGCGTGATAGATATAGCAATATCTCTACGCACCAGTCCTCAGGGAGTTTACTATTATATCAATAAATACAACTTGAAAAGGAACGTGGGCAAAAAAACACTTGACAAAAAAAATAAGGGGAGTATAATGAAATAAAGATAAAGGTCGGCAATAATTAAGATAAAAAAATAATTAAGATTTATGAATAAAAAAGATAAAGAAAAAATAATAGGAACAATGGGAACAGCAATAGCGGTGGTCGTGCTATTCGCTGTTCTTTTAATATGCGGAGACAAAGCACTTGATGCCTTAGAGCAAGTAGAATGCTACAAGCTCCAAGCCAATGCGGAGAGATATGAAAACTTCTTATACTCTCCAACAAATCAAGGAGGTTTTTACATAACCTCCCTTGAAAAACAAATGTGCGATTATCACGGAATCGTGATAGACGCACCTGTAAGATAAAAAGGTCGGCGATAATAATTAACATTAAATAAAATAAAAATATGACAAAAGAAGAGTTAATTCAGCAGTATGCTCACGATTTCAGAGGAATGGAAATGTCAGAAGAATATCTCAAAGAAGTATTAGAAAACTTCATTGAGGATTTACAGGAGTGTGTAATTGAAGATGAGGATGTAGGAGACCCTGAGAGGGAGAGATAAAAATAATTAAGAAATAATTAAGATAAAAAAATATGGCAACTAAAAAAATAAATACAATAAACATTAGTGGATCTGAATACGCAAAAGTATCAGAGCGATTAAAAGAGTTTCATAAGACTTATAAATCAGGTCGGATTGAAACATCTTATAATCTAACGGAGTCAATGATTTGTTTCAAAACAATCATAACTCCTGATACAACTAATCCTGATAGATTCTTTACTGGACACTCTTTAGGAAAACTGACAGGAACGAAAGCATTTGAAAAACTGGAAACAATATCTGTTGGAAGAGCATTAGCATTCTTAGGACTACTTGCAGACGGAGAAATCGCATCTTACGAAGAAATGAGTGAGTATGTGATTGAGGAAGGAGAAAAATCAGCTGAGAAGTTTGAAAAGATAGAGAAACTAAAAAAAGAAGCAGATAAGATTAAGGACATAGATGAATTAAGAAAGTTCTATGCTAAAAACAGAGGAATAGGAAAGGAGTTTGATGATTTCATAGTCAACAAAAGCAAAGAGTTAAAAGAAAAAAATAAAGATGTAAAAAAAGAAAAAAAATGAAGATATACAAAGACATAAATCAAGGAAGTCCTGAATGGTTTGAAATAAGAGTGGGGAAGGTGACAGCTTCCCACGCTCAAGCCATTGGAAACAACGGAAAAGGACTGGAGAATTACATATTAGAAGTAGTAGCTGAGATGTTTTCATCATCTGAAAAAGAACATTATAGCAACGAGCATACCGAGCGAGGAAATGAATTAGAGCCAATCGCAAGGTCAATGTATGAACTTCAAAATGATGTAGAAGTTGAAGAAATAGGATTTGCTGAATACAACGATTTTGTAGGGTGCAGTCCAGATGGACTTGTAGGAAAAGATGGAATGATTGAGATAAAATGTCCAGATGATAAAACATACTTTAACCTACTAATGAATGAAAAAATAGATAACGCTTATATCTGGCAATGTCAGATGAATATGCTTATCTTAGAGCGGAAGTGGTGCGATTTAGTATTCTACAATCCTAACTTTGAAAAGAGTATGAAAATATTCAGATTAGAACCTGATAAAGAAATGTTTAGTAAATTGAAAGAAGGTTTTGAAAAAGCAGAGGCAGAAATTACAAGATTAGTGAGTAAATATAAAGAGATATGAATATAAATAAAGTAATCTTAGTTGGAAAAGTTATATCAGATGTTATTTCATCTATCACTGAGAACAATTATCCAATGGTAAGATTTACGCTTGCCACCAATAGATTCTTCAAAGGTAAAGATGGAGAAAATAAGACTGAAACTTGCTATCACAATATGATAGCGTGGGACTCAGTTGCTGAAACGATAGAAAAATATGTTAAGAAAGGAGATGAATTAGGAATAGAAGGACGGATAAATAATAAATCAGTAAAACAGCCAGATGGCAGTTATAAAAATTACAATCAGATAGTTGTAGAAGAGTTCTTCTTTGGAGATAAGAAAAAAGAGCCAGTAAAAGATAAAAAAATAGATGAAGCGATAGAAGAAGCAATAGAAGATATACCATTCTAATAATTAGTTAAGATAAAAATATGATAATACCAAAATTAAAAGGAATCGTATCAAATGGAAATATCGTTCTTGATGAAAAGGATAAAATAAGACAAGAAAAATGGCTACAATCGCTCAATGGAAAAAGAGTTGAGATGATAATCAAGCCATTTAGAGCCAAGAGAACAATTCCCCAAAATGCCTACTATTGGGGCGTGGTTCTAAAAACAATATCAAAAGAAACAGGTTATACTCCAGAAGAACTACACGAGTTCTTTAAGAGAATATACCTAAAAAAAGAAATAGTAATCGGCGGAAAAGTTTATGAGACATCGGAAAGCACAAGAAAATTAAAAACAGACCAATTCTCAGAATACATTGAAAAGATTAAAGGATTTGTATTCCTAAAATTAGATTTAGTAATTCCTGAAGCTGAAGAGTGCGAACCTGATGGATTCATAGTTGATGAAGACATAGATGAGATAAAAATTGAAGATATGCCATTCCCATTTCTATGATAATAAAAAGAGTTGAAACAATTTGGGAGGGACAAGTAGCTGTCCACGAGAAATACATAAAACAAGCCAAGAGAAAAAAACAGGACTTGGAGATAATCGTGGGTAGCCAGAGAATGGTAATAAAGGTCGGCGATTTAGATTTGAAAGTTAGAAGCATATCTCCTCCAATACAAGACAAGTTCTCTCCTGGAACTTACAGATTATGGTATTTCAATTGGAAACCTGAGACAAAAGAAGAAGAAGAAAGGAGGATGTGCGGGTATCAATAATAAATAGTAATAAACAATAATAATATGACTATAGGTGAAAAAATAATAAATAACTGTAAGAAAGGGCTAATAACTATTA